TATAAGTATATTTAATTTTGAATTCGGCATTGGATATTAGGGTATTTTTCTGTTAATTGATTTATTTCTGCTTGTGCCTTATCATATTCATATTTAGGCATAGTAAAAGTGACTACAACATTATCTATTTCAATAATATCATTTATATCCTCTATATTTTCTTCATCAAATATATCATCTTGGTTTTGCCATACATCTAATCCCCAATCAATTAATTGGACACTATCCCACTCATTTGCTAATAAGTTCCATTCCCAATCTCCAAAACCTACATTATCTTTAATTATAAATTCTTGTTTTTGTTCTTCGGTTAATCCTTTTGCTATTTTAACATAAACTTCTTTTAATCCTGCCTCTACACATGCTTTATACCTCATATTACCTCCTAAAATAGTCATATCTTCATCTACAACTATTGGTCTTAATTCAAGCATTTCAGGAAAATCTTTGATCGATTGTACTAATTTTTTGAATTTTATATCTTTAACAATTCTTGGATTATTTGTATTTGGTTTTAACTCATTGATTTTTAACTTCATAGTATATAATAGAATAATTTATTAATTAGTTTAAAAACTTCTCTTTAGTATCTTTCCACATCCTATCTTTTTTCTTACTTAAAGATGGCTCTGTTCTTATTAGCGAAGGAAAACCCTGGAAATCCTTTGCTATCTCTTGCATATATTCTCCGCATTCGCATTGTGCTTCTCTTGTTCTTACTTTACCATTTATTACCTCTAGGGTTGCTTTTGCTAAGTCCTTAGTATTACCACATTCATTACATTGATATTTTAACATAGTATTTGTTTTAAAATAAAGGAGAGCAAAAAAACATTTAATATATTATTAGTGGCACTATGCCTACTCTCCCTTATTTAGTTTTAAATCATCTAACTCAAACTCCAAATGTGCAATAGCTTTTCTTATACATTCTTCAGGCCTATTATGTTTAAAATTTGCCCTTAATAAATAAGTTACTGCGTTTCCGACATTATAAGAAAGTTCCCAATCAGATACAACTTTCCTAGCTTCGTATTTATAATTCTTTCCTATATAATATTCTGGTATTCTTTTATCTTTCATATTTTTCTTTTATTTGTCTAATTCCATGAAAACAGTTATTTAAACAAGTACCACAATTACTAGTAGGTTTGTATTTAGTACCATATATTGTGTTGTATAACTCAACCATTTTCTTTTTTACTGTTACATTCTTTGCCACTCCTGTCTTTATATCATCCCAAATCAAAAGACATTCTTCTATTAGTTCTTCAGGTATAATATCAGGACTTTCTATTTTATTTGATGCAATCCAATATTTTTTTGGGCACTCCATTACGGAAATTCTTGACTTAATTTTCATAAAACAACCACAAATTGAACAATTTCCTAGTAACTTTTTATAATACACACAACCTCTACATATTTCTATGCGTTCTTCATATACCTCGTTTTTTACAAAAAAATTACTCATCTAATACTTCCTTTAAATATTCTCTAACTTTATCTATAGTTGTAAATAAGCTATTCCTACTTATTCCTGTTTTTTTTGCTAATCCACTTAATGTATTTCCTTCATAATAATATAATTTAAATACATTTCTATCGTACCAATATACATTTTCTAATGCTTGATCAATTTGTTCTAATTTTTGCCATTGTTGATACTCTTCTGGATTAGGTATATTATATAGGTTTTTATCGTTATTAATTTCTTTTATATCGTATGTTATATTACTTGCTTGTAAATCTAGGTTCGTATAATATTTTTTATATTTATAATAATATGGACTTCTAGGGCTTGTATAACTTCTTCTTAATACAACTGCGCCATATCTTATTATGCCTTTTTTACCATCTTTATTGTAAATATCCTCTAATATTTTAGGATTCATTTGCAAAAAATATAGCATTAATTCTTGTACGGCTTCTTCTATTTCATTTTTATCTTGAGTAAAAGTGTAGGACATTTCTATAAATGTTTCTCTACAATTTGCCACCTCTTGATAAATTTTATTCATTGTTATTTTCTATATCCCTTAATTCTCTTACAACTAATTCTAAAGAATTGTCTAATAATAATTTATAAGTTCTTATAGCTTCTATATTTCTTTTTGTTTGTATGCCTGCAAAATATCCATTTACCATTACTGATGTATTTATAGGTATAATCATCAACCAATCATTCCAATTACCTGAAATTACAGATACATCCTTACCATAATTATTATGATATTCAATAATTAAATCTAAAACTTCCTTAAAATTTCTATATTTTGTTTCTGATGATATTTCCTTTACAAAAGACAACATTAGCTTTAAATAATCATTTATAATTATTTGGTGCATAGTGTTTGCAAAGATGGGTTTTGTCATGTGTCAAATATAAATAATAAATTATTCAATATTTTTTTCTTTTTTTAACTTATTAACATTGTTTTTGTAATAACTTATCATCTCAACATAATCAATTCTAGTCATTTTAATATTTATCTTGGCTAAATATTCTAAACCTTCTGCTGTACCTTTTCCGTATTTAGCATCTAAATATAAACCAAATTTATATTGCTCACCCTGAGAATACATATTACATTTAACACATTGAACTTGGCAATTTATTTCATTCCATCTTGTATTATGATGCCTACGAGATTGAAAATGTCCATTTTGTAATTTTTTATAATGGTCAACCTTCCCACAGGTAAAGCATTGTGCCAATCCATTATCAGTTGCTTCTCTTAATCTAATATATTTAGAAAACCAAGCATCTAATTCCTTTTTTAATTTGCTTATAGGTTTTTTTATCCCCATATTATTAATTGCTCATCCTGTGGTATTGGTCTATAATATTGGTATCTTGCTATTGTTGAATTTCTTCCAAATCTAGTTTTCCAATTTATAAGATTTGTTTCGATCGGGTAGCCTTCTTCTTTAAGTTCAAATATTATTCCTGATAAACGAGTGGCACCATATTCTTTAATGGCTTCCCAACTTGTTATATTACCATAGGTTTTCAAATGCCATAAAATAGCATCCTTTTGTGTTTTAATTTGGTCACGAGTTATTCTAATTGTTTTCATTTTAATAAATTTAAAGGTTTTTGATAAAATGGTACTTCTTCAGGTTTTTTATTTAATGTATGTACCTGATAATAAGCATCATTGATTGTTTTCTTATGCGCAATTATCCATCTGTAAAACGTTCTTATATTTAGAAAAGGCTCAAAATCACAATACCTAACTCCTATATGGAAAGCATCTTGTATTTGATTAAAAAATAAACGTTTAAATCTATTTTCCTTTATTAAATCTTGTGCCAATATTTTAGATAAGCTAGCCATTGTTTTAGCATCTGTTTTGTGTCCTAATTCAACAGATGTTTTGGCAACTAAATCTAAAACTTTTTCAGTTAATTCCTGTATATTTTCGTTTTCTAATGTTTTCATTTAATCTTTTGATTTTAAATTATATAAAAAATCTACATTTGTTTTTTTTCTAATAACTTCAGGTATATCTTCGTTTTTAATTCTTTGTTTAATATAATGTTTAACTTTATGTATAGCAGAAATTCTATGTCCTATTCTAATTAACATCCTACCATCTGCACATTTTTCTTCTTTTTCTTTTAATTCATTAGTCATAATATCTAATAAATCAATAACACTATTTAAAAATCTATTTTTTTTCATTTCTTAAATTTATATTTACTCATATCATTTTTTACTATTGTTCTATGAATATAAACATATTCTGATTTAGGAAACCTAAACCTTTTACCTATTTCTAATTTTCCACTATATTTAAAATAATTATTCATATTGATTGTATTATTTTTATATAATTGATCAAGATATTTTTGTTGTTTAAATTCTTCTATCATAATAAATCCTTTGCTTTTTGCCATTCATCAATTTGTGTATCTAATTTACTTATACTTTTATTTCTACGTTCCCAAGTTCTTATACAAGCTCGCCAATCCTTCATTTTATTTTTACCAACCATCCAATTTTTTGACTCATAAAAATCATAAAAGGCATAAGCATCTATTTTATTTTGCCTTTCTGAACAATATATATCTATTTCTATAATTGTTGGTTTTTTAAAGCGTTCTTTATTATTATATGTAATATTATTATTAATACTTGTATTATTATCCTTTAAGTTTTCTTTCATAGGGGTATGTAAGTTTTCTTCAATACCCTCTTGAACTATTCTTATATACCTCTTATCAATTTCTTTAGTACCTTCTTTATAGGCATAAATTATTGATATATAACCAAATGATACTAATTGTTTAATCCATTTAGATATACTTGTTTTAGATACTCCATATAATTCAGAGAAATATTTGTTTGTAGCAAAACATTGTCCATTCATATTACATAAAGCCGTTATTTCAGCATATAATAATTTAGCGTTAGGTGTTAGCGATTTGTTATATCTAACTTCTGCAGTTAATACTGCATAATAATTTGGTTTTTCTTTCATATTGTTATTATATCTATTGAATAATCATAATCTTTTAATTTTTCTTTA